CTATGCAATAACTTTCCAGCATAGAATAAGCATCTAGATCGATAGCCTTCTTGCGTGCCATGGTTTTATTATCGCTCTAAGAGGATGTTATAGATTTCATCAACACGCGCATTGAGTCGTTTAATTTCCGACAGCAAGTGCGTGATCACATAGCCAGCCAAGCCACCCACTATCGCAAGCGTAGCAATATAAAGATTTAGGAGGTCGGTCTGTGTCATCGTTTAGGTGTCGCATATCCGAATACCCCAGCAAGAACAGCCCACAGGATTGACCGGTAATCTGCCGCGAAGTTTGAAGCTGCCCAAGCAGATAAAAACGCCCCAGCGGTTAACAGGTAAGGGTTTTTCATATTCATACAGTGCCTCCTAGCAACGGGATATTAAAGAACGAACCATCTTGATCACCTTTGATACTGAACGAGATATGGCAATGATGCTTATGCTTGTTAATCCCAGTATAAGTTCGCCAGCGCCAAGCGCTCTTGGCTGAGGTGATCTTTCCGTCAAAGATAATGTATTTGATGCGCTTGTCTGTCTTGGCAAGTCTGCGAAGTTGATCAGCAATATCGGGCATGAGGTCGGGCTTTGCTTTACCAGAAACATCTCGATCGACATCGATGGCGCGTACAACCCCAGATAATGGATCAGGTATGTGGTCGCTAGTACCTGCTGAAATATGACGGGCATCGGCGATCCAGCCATCGGAAGTACGATCGCGGTCTGGAAACGCATCGTCAAGCTGCTCGCGAAGTTGTTGCCCTGCTTTGCATAATTTGGGTTTCATCCCAGTAGCAGAGCCAGTTCATCTTGTGTAAGCCCTAACCGGTCTGCGATAGCAGCCTTTGCCTCAGCCTTCTCGGCTGCTGCTTGCTCCTCATCTGCCTTCGCTTTTGCGTAAGCGATCGCATCTGCTTCGCGCTGCTTGATCTCCTCGGCTGTTAGTTCTACTTCAGAGACTTCGCCTGTCTCGCAGTTTACGATGATCTTTGTGTCTGCCATTTTGTCTCCTATGATTTAGATATGCCGTAGAGTGAAGCGGTTGAGTATTGAACAAAGTTCGTGCCTGAGCCTGTTGTAAGTTTCAGTGAAGTAATTGCAGCGGTATTAGACCAGAGTGTTGCGTAAAAGCCAGAATAAGCGGTAGTTCCATTATTTTCATTTACCGAGTCGGTCGAAAAGGATTTATTTGTAGATCCTGCATAGTTTGGAATATACACAGCGGAGTTAGCAAAGGTGCTAGCCGTATTGGTTGCACCGTTTATAAGACCCACTTCAAGGGCGCTAGTGCCACTACCTGAAAACGCGCTAGCGCCATCTGCCGCTAATCGTCTCCAAGAAAATCCAGATGTAGAATTATTTGGAGTTACTATTAGTCCATCTACTAAACTTGCATTTGTTGTTCGCGCTGAGATTAAGATCATTAAGTCTGTGTAAGTTGCAGGGATACTCGTGAACTCGATATTAGCAGCCCCACCAGCCCCAACGGTTACGGTGCTTCCAATTTGGATATAAGTTGCCATTATGCTCCCTTAATTCCGTATAGGGTCGCTGTAGTGCCGATATCGAATTGCTGAGGTGAGGTGTTGCCGTCTGTGTAAATGTAGATTTGGTTAATAGCGGAAGTGGAACGCCATAGACCAACATTCGCACCAACTTCGCTTGCACTACTAGAATTGCGACCAAGTACCGTTTTAAATGTTGTGGTGTTTGCGTAGTTCTGGAAGTTTAAAATAAAGGTAGCAGGTGTAGTGGTTGTTGCTACTGTTCGCATCATTCCAACATAAGTCTGGTTAGTGGTTCTATCTGAACTCGCAGCCGAACCGTTGCCAGTTAGAAAAGTGCCTGAGTAGTTTGAACCTGAGTCTATTGAGCCATTTCCAACTCGGTAACGCACATCGTTTCCAGCCGTTTTGGAGATAAGCGCAAGGACTAAAACTAAGTCTGTATAGGCGCTAGAAATACCTGTGAATGTAATTCCCTGCGCAACGCTGCCTAGTGTTGTAGTCGCTATCGGTTCATAAGTTTTAGCCATTTATTTGACCCCATAAAGCGCGAAGGATGAGTATTGAGAAAAGTTAGCCGAACCGCCTTGCGCCAGTAAAGTGATCGAAGTAATAGCGGCTGGAGTAGCAAAGTAAAGACCGCTAGTTAATTGAATATCACCTGAACCGTTGAAATCATCTCCAGATAAACAGCGAACGGTTTTATTTTTATTGGTTGATGTGTAGTCCAAAACATCTATAACGCCAACGCCAAAGATATTAGCGGATGCGCTTGCTGCCGCTTGTGTACCGATATTGGCTGAAGTCTGAGTCGTTGAAGCACCAGCGGATGCAGTAGCGCCGTCACCGTAAAGATAATGGCGGGCATAGTTTGACCCTGTATCGCTATTGAAGCGTATGCTTACGCTGTCGGTTGTAGCCGCTCTGCTGCTTCGTGATAGGTAACGGATTTGCAGATGCTTATATGTGCCAACAATAGAGGTGAACGCAATAGATGATGAGCCACCAGCGCCAACGGTTACCGTCTGAATAGACTCGTAATCGCCGACAGCGACAGCACCGCTATCATATAAAGCGGCGATATTATTGAGCATTAGGCAATAGCCCCCACGACATACCAGTTATTTGCTGAAGTCTGGATTAGTGCGCAGGACTTATATTGGTTTAGGACTGGGCTTGCTGCTGTTGCTCCAGCAGATAAAACGGTTACGCCTACTGCGCCCGAGATCGTTACAGCGCCCGCGCCTTTGTTTAGGACTGTGATTACTGTACCGACTGGAAAGGCTACGCTGGCATTTGTAGGGATCGTCATGGTTGAAGCCGATGCGTTTGATCGGGTTACTAGCACCTGATACTGGTCGGTAAGAACAGGTGTGTAGGTTGTTCCAGTTTGATCATTGAGAGTGAACGAAACGAGGCCGTTATACATTGCGGCGCTCAAAACATCACCGGTCGAACTTGGGAATCCTGTTGCCATTGCTTGTCTCCTAATACGCCATAATTGACTGTCCGATTATACCTGATACATCGCTGCCCACGATGAATCCCTCAATAGTCGGCTCGAGAGTTGTCACTGTGACTTTCATGGTGTTTGGCGTGATATCCCATGCAAGTCCAAGTGCTTGAAGTGTTTTGACGATGGTCGAACCATCAGCTTGAACATTAGTTATTTTTAACGGCTGGTAATAATCAAGACCCAACATGGTGGCCGTTGGCACATTGGTGTCCTGTAGATCGACCGTCATCTGGTCGATTCTGATTGTTGTCTCCTTACGCGTAGCAACATAGATTTTGGCAATGTTTAGAACATCGGCATCTGTCTGAGCTATTAGATTTGTTTCATTAAGTTGATGTGGGAAATACTTTGCAATAGAAGCCGCATCGGATGCCACCTGCTGTGTGCCGCCTACACGGGTAAGCCCAGTGCTGTTAATGATTAATTTATCGTCAAAGGCAAACACGAGGTTTGAGTATGGGATGCCCGTAGTTTGGTTAAACTCAATAGGGGTTTGGCCATAAGTTTTGATTGTGTTGGTGCGGTTTAAGAATATGGCCGTGCCTTCTTGGTTAATATAGAAAGCGCCCTGCTCCGAGAACTCGCAGTTTTTGATCGCATCAAGCGTAGTTCTGCTGGTTGCAGGATCGGCCACGCAGGTCGTTTGACCGGTGTCTATCGTTCTCATCGATGTAGGCCAGCCCACTTGGTCAAGGATCTTGTTGATTCGCGTGCCCGTGTCTTGGCCAGCAGGTGTGTCAACTACGCCAGTGATGGCTGCTTGCTGCATGAGTCTAAAAGCATCGTCACAGATGATATCTACATAACCCATGTTCTCGCTTTGGTCATACGAGTATTTATAGTCTGTCGTATAACCAGAAAACAGGAAGTAGCCAACTCCGCCCACGGTTGCAGATACACGCAACTTACGCAGCGGAGTGAGGTATCCGTAGTAGGGCGATGCAGGATTTTGTGGGTTGAAGTAAGAATTAGGATCGGTGATTCTAACGGTGCAACTACCAGCCTCGAATGTATCGCGCATGATGTTGCGGCCGCGGCGGATACTAATAGAGCGAACATTGGGAGTTAAATCGACTGTTGGTTCTGGCGTTGTAGTTGAAGCCAAAGTGCCTACGCCTAACCTGCCGTACTTCTCGTCTCCTATCGTGAATGGAAATCCAAAGGTCGCTCCGCTCGTGAAGTCAAAGCTGACGGCTATCTGTGCAGGTAACGCCATTAGCGGAAGTTGCTATCTAGTCGCTCCAGCGCAAGGATTTTGCCAGATAGGTAATTGTTGGTCTGGGTCTTTGTAATTGCCCCAGCCATTTCCTGTCCATCCAAAGTTACTTGAACATTCACTACTGGAGTTTGTCCCATTGCTTGCTGACCCATGGCGGTGTAACGAAGGCTAGAGTTAATGGTTGCTTGGGTTTCTCCTCTAGCAATTCCCTCGTTAATTATCTTTTGGTAAAGGTTGTCGGCTGTTGCTCCCGTGCCGGTCGAAACGCCAGCGCCGCCGCCACCAGTTACAACTGGAAAAGCGTTTTGCAAAGCAATGCGCTTAACTTGTTCCTCAATCTTTTCAAGGTAAGAAGCCCATAACTCAAACGGGTTTTTGGCATCTGGAAAGTTGGCAAAGTATCGTGCAAGTTCCTCGGTTAAGCCTTGCGCCTTGGCAACTTCGTAGGCAATTTTTGAGGCTTCCCCTGCGTTGTCGGTAAGAATGGCAAACTGCAACTGTAGGCGCTTGCGCTCTTCATCGGTGATCTTGCCTTTAAGAGCTGCAATGATTTGGATTTGATCCATATCAAACAGGTTGCCAGCCTTCTTTAAGGCTGCTTGCTTCTTTTCCTCATCGGTTTTTTTCTTGGCTAACTTAGCAAGTTCAGCAGCGCGCTTTTTTGCTGCTGCTTCCGCCTTGGCTAATGCCTCGGCTTTCTGCTTTTCAGTTAACATGTCCTGCTTACGCTGGAGTTTTTCCTGTTCGAGTCTTTGGGCTGCGCCAGCATCGGTGAATACTTGACCGGTCTGTTTCCACAGTTTCTTGCCAAGCCATTGAACTAAGGTGAGCAACTGCTTAATAACTGGCATCTGGCCAAGGTCGCGCAAGCCAATGGCAAAGCCACGGATAAAGTCTGCAATGCCAGTAGCAATGCCGTCAATCTTGGCTGCTAGTTCAGTAATTGAAGTATCGCCAGCAAGCGTGCCAAGCGCATCAACTATGCCCTTACCAATGGCTTCTTTGGCGTTATCCGCTGCTACCTTCAGAACGCTTAACTTGCCAGCATAGGTTTCTAAGTAGGCCGCATTGGCGCCAGTAAATTGTTCATTTAACTTAGCTTGAATCTCGGCAAAGGACATGGTCGCCAGTTCAGCCTTGGTTAAACCTAAATTGTACTTAACTAAACCGCGAGTGTTTCCGATGTAAGCCTTAGATAAATCATCTGCAACGGTTACTAAATCAAAACCTGCGCCGCGGCTAATATCTATCGCCTCGCCAAGTATCTTTTGTGAGTTAGCCAATGAGCCTGTCGTGGTTAATAAAGCTTGAAAGGCTGGGCGAAGTTGGTCATCAAGAACGCCAGAAGCGGTTTCTAGGTCTCCGATGAACTTGGCAATTTCAACATTGGCAAAGCCGATGCCTAGGTTATCGACTACCTTGGCTAACTTAGTGGCTGCTGCTTCATCGTCTGCAAAAGCCTTAACGGATGCCTTGCCAAAGGCTGTAACTGCTGCAACTGAAAGGCCAACGCCCAAAGCCCTGCTTAAAGACTTTACCGATTTGGATAGTTTGTCGGTTGATTTGCTTGCTTGATCAAAAGCCTTCTTGCCCTTAAATTGGGTTAAAATATCTATAACTACATTTGCCATCAGATCACGCTCGCGGTCTTGTTCAATTTATCTGCGGAAGTTTCAATGGCTTTAATAACCGCTGGTACTGCTTTGCCGTTATTGTTACGCCAAGCTTTGAATATTAAGCGGCCTTTACCTTGTGGCGAGTCGGTCATAGGCGTAAATCTTGGAATGAACTCTCCGCCAGATGATTTACGCCCTGCTGTTTCATAAATAGCGCCAGCCGCAGACCGGTTACGGATCTGGGCTAAGGCAACGAAGCCCTGCCTATTAGGCTTTGATGGAGAAGTCTTGTAGCCAATACCGCGCTTTACTAGACTTGCATCGTAAGCAGCTCGTTCCCAAGCGCCCTTTTGCTTTTCTACAGTCCAGCCAGAAATCATTTCCTCATTAGATGGCACGAAGCCTTTAGCCTCTTTGCTGATTGGCTTTAGGATGCCAGCAATTTCTTTGCGTGTTTCTTTCGCTAAATCAGGTGCAAACTTACGCAGCGCCTTACGGAGTTCAAGTGCGCCTTTTACTTCTGCTGGCACGCTCTACCTCCTTCGCTTCGTCTCTAAGTGCCATTAGTAGCACTTTAAACATTGTGTGATCTAGTTCAATTATGGTTTGGGGCGAGAGTCCAGTTCGTAACGATAGTTTCGCTACGAGATAGTGAAAAGACTCTCGCGTTATGCCAAAGGGTCATCGTCTAGCACTTCCACGCTCTTGAGCGTTTCCATGAACGAATCGCCGAATGGCTTAGGCGCTTCACCTGCGCGGCGGCTGCAACTCCAACATAAATAATAGATATAAGTTTGCATACCCTCCTCAACGATGGCTTTGTGAAAGCCTTTCTTGAAGTGGGTCTCGAACTCATACTCAACGGCTGGCGTTACCTGATATTCAGATACGCGCCCATCCATATAAGTTACCTTGAGTTTTGCCATTGTTTGCCCCTTTAGTTAGTTATTGAGTTTTACCAAGTACCAGTTGTTGCAACTGCTGTCTTTGAGTTGCAAGTATAGGTGAGATCCAACATGGCTTCATCAGCGACAGCCCCGTTAATATCGGTAAGGTTATCGATCAAAATTGTGCCAGTGTAGAGCGGATTGGTTGCAGAGATTACTTGTGATGTATCTTGGCAAGCTTTGAAAGCAACTGTTTGGCCATAGGCGGCTTGAAGCGCAGCGCGTACCGCTCCTGCTGATCCTGTAGCCGCGTTGTCGTTGAGAAGCGAAATTGTAATCGTATCGGCAGACAGACCGGTCACATACTGATGAGAATCGCTACCCATAGCAGTCACTTCAATCTGGTCTGCGCTGCGGTTTAGCGTGAACGCGGTCACATGGTCGCTAAAATCGACAGGTGTTGCGCCGAGCTTGAACCCGACTTTATTATTTAGAAAAATCGCCATGGATTATTCCTCATCTTTCTTGGCTTGTGGTGTTGTTGGTTTTGGTGCTTCTACGATCTGACCTATCTTCTTTAGAAAAGCCAGTTCTTGAGGTGTTAGATCAGACATGTTAACTCCAGTTACTTAGAATTGATACTTGCATCGAACAGGTTAAAAGATCGCCTTGCGCCACTGTTAGAACGCTTGGTGCGCTTACAGTGCCTACATTATAGGCGATAGAGGATGCTGCCAGTTTGTTGAACACAGCAACTAGCATCTCCTCAATTCCATTAAGGTTTCCTTCGTTATCAAGAAGCGGCACGAATACGCTCACTGAAAAGTTAACCAATGGCGCAACCGTGTTGTGGCCGCTGTTGCTTGGAGTTACATATGGATCAGCAGGGCTGATAACTACGCTGTTAACAATCGGTGTTGCTGGAGGGAAGGCAAAAACAGAGTAAAGCGAGTTGTCGACCAGTGCTGCTGCAAGGGTTGAGCGAAGGGTTGAAATAGCCGCCGTCATGATCAGCCGACCATCGAATTGGGCGAAACATAAGGGGCAATAAGCCCACGAACTCTGCCAAGTAATTGGTTAGACATTGCGTACATTGAAGTCATGCTTCCGTCTGGAGCCATTGCAGATCCTGAGTTGGCTTGGCGGCTTCCCCAGATTGAAATTGCAATCATCAAGCTTGCTTCTTTTATTGCAGGGATATTTGTGTAATCAACATAAGTCTCTGCGGCTGCCGTGCCGTAAGGGTTAATTGGGTGGTAGGGCGCTGGGGTGTTGTTGTTTCCAGTGATGGCATAAGTAACTGAATACTCGCCTACGCCAGTTATTGTTTTATTTCCGTTGTGCTTGCTGCCGCAGCCCGTAATGTTAAGGACTTGCCCCACATAAAATACATCTTGAACTTTGTCTTGAAAGTAAGAAGTTCCGGTCGCGGCGGTGTTGCTATGCCCAATAATTGGAGTCGAGTTATTCCATAGAAAAGGCAACAAGACATTATCAGACGCGTCTGCAACTTCTTGCAAAACGGCATCTGAGTACAATGTGCCGATTCCGAGGGCTGTCCTCAAAGTGGCAACTGTAGTTATGCTCATTGTTTTCCTTTCTAAAGACTGGAGGGGCAAAAGGGCATTGCCCCTCCAGCGACTTAGTAACCTATTACGCTAGGTTGAACTTGCGTACGCCCTTGCCAGATTTAGCAACATAAACTGCGAGATAGCCATAAAGTGCGATCTCCAATTCACCTGTTGAAAGAACCTGAAGGCGAAGGTTTGTGACTGGTGATTCCCAGACATAAACTGATGAAGGAGCAATCAAGAACGCTGAGTTATCAACAACGCCAGAAGCGGCAATGTTGTGGTCAACGATCAAGTCTGTTCCAAGGATGTTTCCACGAACACTTGAAGCAACCGCTGAACCTGATGCGTTCATTGTTGCGCCCTGTGCTGAGTAAAGTGCGCGACCTGTTGAGTCTGCGTAACCTGTGATTGCTGCCCATTGGTCTGTGTTAGCAACGAGCTTGTTAGCGAAGTCTCCGCCAGTTCCCTTGTATGCGGCTGCGCCTTCTACAGAGATGAATGACTGAAGTCCTGCTGCTGTTGCTGCTACGCCAGTTGCAGTTGTTCCTGCTGAAATAAGTTCAGTAAGAACTGCTGTATCTGTTGCCTTCTCGTATGCCTTACGAAGTTCTGCCATAAGCAATTCCATGAAGCTTGGAGATGAGCGATCGATGAGCTCCCAAGAAATACGGTTGAGACCGGCGAACTTGTTAATTGAGACTGTGTCGTAAGCAGAAGTCATGCCGACATCTGTAACTGTTGCGCCTTCGTTAACATCAGCAACTGATGGTGCAACATCTGGTGTTGCTGCGTTTGTGTAAAGGCGTGGGACTGTAAAGGACATACCTGAATCGATAAGCGCATTACGAGTTACTGCATCAAAAACAGGGCGGCCAGTAAAGGTGTCTGTAATGAATGAGTTGAGGTGCTGTGGCAATGTGAGGCCAGTGTTTGTTGAAGTTGAATCATCCGCTGCGCGAACTACGCGGCGTGAATCATCATCGCCAAGTGCTGACTTAATTGATGCTTCAAGATACTGCGCAGATGAAATTGGTGCTACGCGATCCTTTGCATACGCTGGTGCTGAAACAGTTGGGCGAGCGGCTTCAACAGCCGTTGCCTCAACTTCTGGTGCTGCTACGGTGTCTGGAGTATTTTCCACGACCGCCTCGCTTTCTGGTTGTGTGTTTGGTTCAGCAGAAACTTCTACTTCCTCTGCTGCGATCTCTAGAACCTGAGCCGACTTAAAGGCTGGCTCGGTGACTAAAGAAACTTCTTTGAGCCGCGCTGATGTGACCACTGTGTGTCCAGCGCGTGAAGGTGCAGACGCAATAATTTCTGCACCGATGCTAAGGCCGCTGACTAGGCCTTCGCTTGCCATGACCAAGGCATCATTTCCACCGGTCGAACGGCTTAGCTTGAATGTTGCATAGATACCATCAGGGCGAACGGTTGCAGTAACCATGCGGCCAACTGGCTTTTTCATGTCGTGCTGTGATAGCAACTTAATTTTTGTTGGGTCATCGATCTCGATTGAACCAGCCTCAAACACAACGCCACCCAAATTGGTGTTGCCGATTTCGCCAGTTCCCATAGGCACGATCTTGCCGCTAATTTCACGGCGATCCTCGCTGCACTCGATTGATGATGCTTCAATGTATAGAGTTTCCACTACGAAATCCCCTCACTTCCATTTGGTGTTAAATCCGTCATTTCCATTGCTTGTTCAGTTGTTATGAGTCCAAGGGTTAGCAACTTTTCAACAACCTGAAGCTCGACCATAGGATCTTGCTTCAAGAATGTATCGAATACGGCAAAGCGGACTTCATGGCCAGCGGTTGAAATATCATCCATGCTGAGTCTCGTCTGGATCGCTTGGATATAAGGCTCAATGCTTAGTGCATAAAATTGCTTGCGCTCTTCGGTTACATTCGCATAAGTCATTGTTGTATTTTGGTCACTAGACAGATAGTAGGCTGGCACATTCATAACGCGTGCCAGTTCGGTGCTGAGGTTTTGGATTGCCTCGTTGTACATCATGTCTTTAGGTGAGAATTGCGTAGATTGAAACTCTAAAGTAGATGTGAGATAAGCAGTGGAGTTGTTTTGGCGGCTGCGCTTCCAAGCTGAAAGCAATCCTGAAACTTCAGCAGGTGGCAAGTCCGCTCCCGTATTTTTCAATATGCCAGAACTCATCGGCGTTGCTGAAGCAATAGCAGCGGCCTTGTTAATATCGATTGCGCTTTGAATTGTGCGCCCTGCGCGCTCTAGTACACCTTCATCTAACCCCTGAATGGTCACGATATCATTCATGTTGATTGGGTTTGCATCAACATAGTATTGCGTGATCATGATGCCTTCGAGATCGGTTGTAAAGGTTACTCGCGTGTTTGCAATCCATTCAAACGCAGACGGTCTGCCATCCTCGGCATATCTTTCTGTGACGCGCAGATAAGCGTTGCCATAAAACAAGAGGCTATCTACGATCCAGTTTATTGTTACGAATGAAGGCTGGTTCTTTGATAATTGGTTAATCCAACGCGGAGCGGCCATAACTTCACCGGTCTTTTTGTTGTAATACTCCAACGGGATCGATGCGACTGTTCCGCAGATAAGGTTTCTCGCGCGAGCGATGCTGGGCACGCTCATGGCATCTTTACGCGATACGCGAAGGGTTAGGCTGTTGTAAAGTGAGGGTAAGTTTTCGCCCATTACCTGTGGCGCTGCTTGCGCTTCGACGATTAGCGGTTTGCGCGAAAAGATACCCATAGGGTGCAATTATACACTACATATAGTGTTAGTCGGTATATATAGCCGCTACCTGTTGTGGTTTGTAAAGCATGTGGACAACCATTGCGGTTGCAATAGCACCCGAAACATCGCCAGCAGATTTACGCTTCACAATTCTCCACGAACTATCGTTAACTTTGGCAGCGCAGTTGTTCATCTGTTGAATCCAGTTTGCTTGCCCTGCGTGAACCACTCGAAGGTTAACAAGGCCATCAAGAAGATCGCCGCAAGCTTGATAGAACGCTGCGCCCGATATGTCTTGGGTTATACAGCCAGCATTGGATAATTTATCGGCAATAGTTTGCGCGGTGTACTTGTCATAGCAGATTTGGCGTGGGCGGTATTGATCAGCCCAGCCTTTTATGTCGGCAGCAATCTTTAAATCATCAACGGAGACTGCGCTTTCCCATGTCTGCAATATGCCTACGCCAATGCGGCCATCGGGAAGGATTTGGCCAGCAACAAGTGAAGCGTTGCGCCTAGAAGGTGAAACATCGAAAGCAAACACTGTGTAGCCCCCGACCGGAATCGTAAGGCTGCTATCGCTTGTGTCCTCAAGGATTCCGTGCGGCCACGGGCTGCTTAATGAATCAATCCACTGGCACAACAACTCGGTGCGTGTATTTTCTATAGGCGAAGTAGCGACAGACTCTTCCAGTGTTTCTTTTGTAACCAAGTAACCGAGCGCAGGATTGGCCATTGCCCAAGCTTTGGGATCATCAATTTTGCAATACTGCGGTGCGCTGTACTCGTAGAAACCGAAAGACTTAGGCGGATTATCTAAGGCACGCTCACGCAGTTGATTCAGCACGGAGCTAAAAGCATCACCAGCGTTGCTAGTTAGGAAGGTATGCGCGTTAGGCCGCGCCCTAGTTACTGGCATTGCAGCTCGATAACCTTCCTCCGACCATTCACGCACCTCGTCAAGGAATAACGCATCGGCTGAACGGCCGCGAGCGCCGTCTCTAGTTGCCGCTACTACATCGAGGCGGCGGCCATCCTTCATTTCAATAGATTCAGTACCGTTTGCGTATCTGATCTGCTTAACAAGCGCCATAAGGTTTTCATTGGCCTCGAATACATGGGCTACTTGGCGAAAGGTGTCCAAGGCCATAGAACGGTTAGATGAAGCAATGATGATGTTCTTGCTATCCCATTTAAGCAGGTGAGCCAAAATCAACATACGCGTTAAGTGTGTTTTACCGTTCTGGCGTGCCACCAATAGCAGGTTTGTCTTGCGTATCCAGTTGCCCTTTTTATCCACGCGCAACATATCGGTAAGGCAGAACTTTTGCCATGGGAGTAAGGGCAGCTTGATTAGTTCTGCTAATTCAATTACATCTTTAACCTTAGAAGCGCCCTTTAAGTATGGGCTGTGAAGCCTAGGCTCAGTAGCCCCCTTGAGCGCCGTTGACTTTCTTGGTGGCATCGGGTTAATCCGTGACCGGTCTGGCTGTGAACGGACTGTCTTGGTGAACAACCGACCGTGTTGGGGAGGGGAAGTCAGAAAAAACAGGGGGGGTGAACTTACCCCCTAAAAAAACGCCTTGTGAACGCGATCCCTTACTTGAATTACATTTCTTACACGCACTGATTAGATTTTCCATGTTCATGGCTTGGTCTGGGTGATCTTTAATAGATAGAATGTGGTCAACTGTATCGGCTAATTGGCCACAGTACCCACAGGTATAGCCATCGCGTGCAAGCACCGTCTTGCGCAGTGCGCGCCATTTCCTGCTATCCCTTGGATCTTTAGACTTAGGGTAAGGCACTACATATCACCATAACAGGTATCACATATGAGCCAATCAAGCATGCGCACCAGCTCATCAAGTATAACTTCTTCACCACATCTGGTGCAGTTACCCATGTCCATTATGCCCAGCCTTTATTGATTAAGTGGTGTAGTGCAGCGCAGTAGTTAGGCTCTTCATACTGTGTATAGCCATAACGCTTAGCGACATAATACCAATACATCCAGAACTGGTAATCATAAGGCTTGCCTTTTACTGCTTCGCTCTTTAGCTGATAATAACCATGTGTTTGTTTCGTACCGGTCAAGTTCCCAACAGCGTTTATATTCCAAGAACTTTCTCTAAATATAATTTCATTGTGGCATTTAAATTGCTTATCAGTTAATTGTTTATCTGCTAATTGTTTAACGCTTTTATTTGGCACTATTGAAGCCTCTACATCTATAGGGCTTGCTATAGATAGAAGTATCCCAATAACGGCGGCTATCACGCGCGCTGCGCCTTTCGGGCGCGCGTTGAAGCCCTGATGGCTTCTAGCCGATAGAGTACCAAAGCCTTCTAATACATTTGAATAAGTCCTGCTCAGAACGGCGTGGCGTAAGTTACTTGTCGGTAGAATAGAAACCACTCCCCTTAAATTGAATACCAAACGAGCTGTATATTTTGCGCATAGGTTCATGGCAGAACCCACATTCAACATCATGCGGCTCGTTAATGCTTAGTTCTTTCTCATATCGCAGATTTGCCTCGCAAAGATCATTGGTGCACTCGAACTCATAGATCGGCATTACCGCACGCGCCCATTCAAGTTACGCAAAGCTTGAGAATTGCCTTCACCCAGAGCAAACAAGAATGTTTGATAACTGATTCCTGCTGGCTTTATGCCATCTGGGCGTTCAAACTTCATGTCGGGAGGGCTTGGTATGATTCCATCGGCTGCTGCCCATAGGCGCGCAAACCATTTAGAACGCGAAACAACTAGCAAGCAGATTCCTTCACCGTTCTCCAAGAACTTATCCACCCATGGTGTTACCTTTGAATAAGGTGGATTCATCCATACATTGCCAGACCAAGGCTGTTCAAGGCCATTGTCTGCCTCTGTGAAGTAGCGTTTGACCGGTATCCATGGCACGCCACCATCTGGTGCGCTTACATCTAAATCAAACTGCACGCCAAGTGAATCAAATAGCCATTTAGGCGTGTAATGCTCATCGCTTAATTTACCCATTAGGTTTGTCCTTACATAGAGCGCAAGTCTTACACGCGCAGTTAATGAACTTCCAAGAACCACATATCGTGCAACGCTCTGGCTCTAAGGCTTGTTCAACGGTTGTTTTGTCTTTGTATCCAGCTTGCAAAAGAAGCTCCACCAGATCGCCAAGGCGTAACATTGCTACATATTCCTCAGCGTTCTCGCCTTGCCCGTTAAGTCTAAAAGTAGCGAACCCCACTAGGCCACTTTCTTTGGTGCGACTTTCGATCTGGCGGAGCGTTCCCTTTACATCAAGGCCAGTGCGCGCTTTTACCTCGCAGTCGAACGGGACATTAAGAATGTCGCGCCCTGAACCTCGACCTACTGAAGCGCCTTCCCACCAGCGCCGCAGATACTCTGCTACCACGCGCTCGGTGCGGAAGCCCCGATGCTTACGGCTTTGACTCATTGACCGCGTGGCATTTCTTACATGACCAAGTTAAAACTCTGCCAGCAATCCAGAACGCTAACTCTTCACGCGGTACTGGTTCATTGCATAGGTGGCAGATAATTCTAACTTGCAAACTATTTAGCAGCTCTTGGTGCTTGGCCTTCTCCGCTAATTCGCTATCGCTTGGGAAGTTCTCCCATTCACCATCTTGGTTCATAAACTGTAGACCGCTCATCGCTTCACATACCTTCCATCTCCGCACTTTTCGCACATCATTACTATGCGATCCGAATAAGCAGTAATCGTCAAAGCTTTGTTATTACATTCAGCGCATTTCCATAATTTCATTGACCTTCACGCACCTTCCAAGTGCCATCTGGCGCAAGGTTGTACCAAAGTACATCCTTGCACGCAAAGCAACTAAAGTTAGCCCAAGGCTTGTTAGTCTTTGCGCTCACGCCAGTTTTCCAACTCATTGGCTTGTGATCATGGCAGTTACGGCATAATGGGATGTCTTTATCGATCTTAACGCCGCCCAATACTTCTTTAACAAGATCAATAGCGGCCTCAGCGGTTGGTGCAGGTTCTACTGCCTTGGTTGTCCACGGGTCATCTTCGACCGGCATGGTTATCTTGTCGGCTAACTTTTCTGCAAAAGGCTTTGGTTCAGCCGCTTTGACTTTAGACATCTCCTCGCGGCTAGGGCGTTTGCCCTTCGTAGCGTAGCCAGCGTTACTGAGCGCCCTACCAATCGCACTTGTTTCACAGTTCTCAAGAGCAGAAGTAGAATTGACTCCACGCGTGCTGACCGTTTCCTCTGCATAGCCCGTTGTCCAAGGGTGTGGGTCAACTTCAGTTCTATAAACAGAAGCTTTAACAATAAATCGCTGAAGCGTTGACTCAACCAAAGTAGTTTCAATTCGACCATCTGGATGTTCCTTCCAATACTTGATGAGGCGTTCCTCGACCGTTTCATAATCTTCTAGATTAAACATATAACTCGTTCTCCTCGGTGTGGAGTTGCGCAGAAATCGCAACATAGGCGGCCATATCGACATAAGTGTCGGTCTTTGCAGTTTCCATGCTTCTGGCTATTTTGACGAGCGCCATACACATTGCGACTTGATAATCAGTAATTGGCATTTCAAGATAAGTTGACCAGAGGGCAGCCGTTCTTGCCATGTTATCCGTTGGATGACCGTATTCAAGACCACGGTCTTGCATTGTTGCTCTTGCTTCGTTGAGGTAATCACGGGCGTTCATACTCTTACCTTATCACGCTGTTCATAATGTTTGCGTAAAGCTTTGCGGCCTTCAATGTAACCTGAGTTAACGCCCATTGTGTAGAAATAAACAATCGTAAAAGCCCAGAAAAGCAGCACTAATCCAATTTCATAAATAGTCATCGCTGCCACGCTGCGCTTCCGTAGGTTGAAGTCATGCACCATTGGCCGGTCGCTTCATCGGTTAAAACTTCGTACTTTTTGCCCATAATGTAAAGGATGCTACGAGCTGCAATTAGGCTGGCGTAGTTATCAAACCAATAAATAAAGCGGTGTTCAAAGTTAACAGTGCCAATGAACCTTCCATCAGATACCTGCTCGCCCCAGATTTCCTGAGTCCATTCCATGCTGGTTTCATACAAGCGCTCGAAATCTTGCTCTAGCTCTTGGTTAATTGTTTTTATCATTTTTGCCCCTTACGCTTCCGCAAGCCCTTCTTGCTTCCACATAGAGAACGATACGCTTGTTCTAGGCTAAGTCCAGCATATTTGGGTAACAGTTTGGTAACAATTCGCCCTCATCCATGGCATCGTCAATGGTGCGGCGTATGTCTGGCCAATCATCTAGCCCTGCCATAACGCTTTCCATGCACTACGAATGTGCCATCTTTTTCAAGGTTAATAAGGGTTACTTGGGTATCCTCCACAAGAATAAAGGCTTGTTGCCAGTTCATTGTGCCTCTGGTATATCCAGCCTTACGGACATCCATGAGGTGGCCGCCCTCTACGCCCCTAATAATGCGGCCTATTTTGCCCCCAGAAGCCTCTGTGAAGGCCGATGAACCTGCGCGGTGTGTGTGGCCGCAAACCACGCTTAAACCGTGCCTACGGGCTGCTCCAAGGGCTGTAAGCCCTGCGTTATTGTTAATGGCTTGTTCGTCTCCATGAACTGCCACCCAGCCCTTAGCAAAGGCGTATGGCTTCTTATGGTATGTGATGCCCAATTCCTCAAGGCGCATAAACCGCTCAAACCGCAGCTCTGGCAAAGCTAAGAAGGCTGGGATCTTTTTCATAATTACATTGTAAAGACGATCCGTATGATTAGAACGGATCATGTGCGCTTGCTTGGCATGTTCAACCAAAGACCAAAGCACTTCAACCGCTTGATCGCGGTCATCGGCTAGGGTTTGTTCATACCAACCTGCCGTGCCTTCTGTCCATCGGCTGATCTGTGGGAGGTCAATTTCATCTCCCAATGTAATAATGCTATCTGGGCGGTATGCCTTAATAAAAGATGCAACATTGCGGACAGCAATTTCATCATGATAAGGCACTTGAAGGTCGGGAACGATCACTTGCCGAAATACGGCCATAATTAATCCTCATCATCATCTTCATAGGGGATGCGGTTTGGTAGGTCTGGCAACCAATTAGGTGTTGGCAAGATCGTTGCAGGATAAGTTAACGGTTCAAGCAGAATGGCTAGAGCAATTTCCTCGTTAAAGCCAGCCTTGCGCAAACTTTTCCAATACTCGTTTAACCCTATGCAATAACTTTCCAGCATAGAATAAGCATCTAGATCGATAGCCTTCTTGCGTGCCATGGTTTTATTATCGCTCTAAGAGGATGTTATAGATTTCATCAACACGCGCATTGAGTCGTTTAATTT